CGTTAAAGATGAAGTGAACTGTAAGATCGAAGGACTAGACTTGGACACTCGCAAGAAGTTATCCAACATGTTCAAGTATGAGATTCCTTATGCACGTTACTTGCCCGCTGTTAAACTAGGACGCTGGGACGGTAAAAAAGCATTCTTTCAACTAGGTGGATCAACATACATTAACTTGTTACCAGACATCTTGCCTGTGCTAGTAGAGCGTGGGTATGACGTAACACTTAATGATCTCAGAGAGTATGAAACAGATTTTGTGCTAGAGCCAGTACATGAAGATAGTTTTGCAGATACACTTTGGCCCGAAGGACATCCTGTTGCAGGTACGCCTATCAAGTTGCGTGACTACCAAGTTGAAACAATCAACGAGTTTCTAAAAAACCCACAAAGTCTGCAAGAAATTGCAACAGGTGCAGGTAAAACACTGATGACTGCGGCACTTAGTAAAAGTGTAGAAAACTATGGACGTAGTGTAGTTATTGTTCCAAACAAAAGTCTAGTTACACAAACAGAAGAAGACTATGTTAACATGGGCTTGGACGTTGGCGTATACTATGGTGATCGTAAAGAGTTTGGCAGAACACATACTATCTGTACATGGCAAAGTCTAAACATACTACTAAAGAACACAAAGAATGCAGTTGCACCTATAAGCATTGGCGAGTTCCTTGAAGATGTAGTGTGTATTATGGTGGACGAAGTGCATATGGCTAAAGCAGACGCACTAACGGCCCTGCTAACGGGCGTAATGAGCCATATACCCATACGTTGGGGACTAACAGGCACAGTGCCTAAAGAGAAGTTTGAAAGTGTAGGCATTGTGTGTAGCATTGGTCCTGTGATTAATCAGATCAGTGCAAAAGAACTACAAGATAAAGGCGTGCTTGCGGCATGCCATGTGAATGTTGTACAAATGATTGACACAGTTGTACATACAAATTATCAAAGTGAGCTTAAATACTTACTAGAAGATAAAGGCAGACTTGATTATATCTCAGGACTATGCGATAGTATCAAGGACACAGGTAACACACTTATACTAGTGGATCGAATTGCAGCAGGCAATGAACTAGCAAGTCGTATCCCAGACAGTGTGTTCGTATCAGGAAGTACAAAAGGTGCAGACAGAAAAACAGAATATGACGAGGTATCAACTGCTACAGGCAAGGTCATCATCGCCACTTATGGAGTTGCAGCGGTGGGTATCAATATTCCTCGTATCTTTAATCTTGTGCTTGTTGAGCCCGGTAAAAGTTTTGTTCGCGTTATTCAAAGTATTGGGCGCGGCATTCGTAAAGCGGAAGACAAAGATTTCGTACAAATCTGGGACATAACCAGTACAGCAAAGTACGCTAAAAGACATCTAACAAAACGTAAAGCATTTTATAAAGAAGCAAACTACCCATTTACGGTAGAGAAAGCAGATTGGAATTAGTATGAGTGATCACGAAACAGAGGACATGCCCAAGTTTGGACAAACCATGTATAATTTAGGCATGGCATATTTTTGCGAAGGTTTTGATAATAAAACTACTTCACCGCTTGTTAAGTGGATTATTGAAATGAATTTATTACCGAAACGTCAACGTCCAAAAGAACTTACTCTTATTATTAATAGTCCTGGCGGTAGTGTACATGCAGCATTTGCCCTAATTGATACAATGAAAGGCAGTGATATTCCTATTAAAACTGTTGGTCTGGGACTAATTGCAAGTTGCGGCGTGCTGACATTTATGGCAGGAAAAAAAGGACGTAGATTAATTACACCAAATACAAGTATTCTTAGTCATCAATACAGTTGGGGATCACGTGGTAAAGAACATGAACTGTTTGCTACAATGCGCGAGTTTGAACTTAGCAGTGAGCGTATGATTGAACACTATAAAAAATGCACTGGGCTTACAGAGAAAAAGATTAGAGAAGTTTTGTTACCGCCGGAAGACAAGTGGCTTAGTGCCGAAGAAGCAGTGAAATATGGCATTGCTGATAAAATTGTTGAGGTATACTAATGAGAATACTTACATTGGAAAATCAAGCATATGAAATGAATGATATACCTGACGAGGTAGAAGATCTTCGTTTTGCAATATTAGATAACAGTAATCCTCAAGATCCCGATTATTTTTTTATTCCTTTAATCTTTTTAGAAAGTTTTAACAGTCCTGCAGTGGTATTAGATATTGGTAGTAAAAAGATACGCATGCCTGTGGATTGGAAAATACTCATCGGTGACAGGGATGTAGGTGACCTAGAAATGCTTAACTTTAGCAGTCTCAATGACAGAGGATTTGATGCATTTGTTTTTAATCCATTAGGTGACTTTAGACATGAATACTTACCTTTAAACATAGTAGACATTTACAGTGATGTTAAATGGTTTTTTCCTAAACTTAAACAGGGACAAATCCTTGCCATTCCGATTGAAACAGGTGTAGAAAATCCTCGTTGTGTATACTGCGCAAAAGAGATTAACAAACAAAACGAGATTGTAAGCATTGACAAAGCATGGTAACGGCCCATGGCGACGAGCCAACCATATATTATTGTTCACTAAACCTGGCAGGATATTTCGTGTTGACTATAGAATGTTTCAGTTTAGTCACAAGTTAGATTTTCATACTGCAGTAAAACACGGAACTAAGGCTAGTAATTTACTAGATCGTGTAAAACGTTATTTAGAACATCGCACAGACACAGATCATAGAATAGAAAGCGTGGACGATACAATAGTGCTAGAGTTTAAAACACTTGACGATGCTCGCATGTTTATGTTATCATTTAGTGATGTAATAGATACACATGGAGTTAAGTTTGACTGATAAGTTGCCACTAAACACAGTGCTTGCCGCAATAGATCGCAAAGACTATGCGTTCTATGATGGACTTAAACCAGAGCACCAAAAGCAACTAGCACCATTCCTACTTAATCGTTATGTTAGTCTAGTAAAAGGTAGTAGTGAACTACAAGCATACTACTTGATGGCTGGCAATCAGCGTGTGAACTGTACATACTTTGAACTAGCAAAACATCCTAAACTTGTATGGCAACTATTATGCACAGTAAGTCCTGGCATGGGAACACAGTTCCATCAGTGGGTCGGACATAAAAAGAAAGACAAGAACAATTCAAGCAAGCGTCGCAAAGATGTAGAGCGTCTACATCCACTTGCAAAAAGTGATGAGTTGGACATGCTTGCAACTATGTATACAGATAAAGATCTTAAAGAAATAGCAAAGTTGTACGGTGATGTACCATGACCAGGTACAGTATGAACGGTTGTGAATATTGTGATATTAGAGATGCAATCGGAGAAGAATGGCCCGAATACGAGGAGTTTTTAGCACTTAAAAATTTACCAAAGCATATAGAACTGCATGTACTAAAAGATCCTAAGTTTCATTCAAGTTTAAAAGATATATTAAAATTTAAGTTTAGAAATGTAGAACTAATTACACAATGTTACAGCCAGTCTTGGCAAGACTTTTTTGTATTAACTGCACTCGATGGAAAAAAACAAGGCACATGGTTGGAATTAGGCGCTGGTTGTCCTGACGCACAAACAAATACATATCTATTGGAAACTGTTTTTAATTGGTCAGGTATTAGCATAGATATTCAAAGTTTTCCTTACAGTGATTATAGTAGTATTAGGCCCAAAGCAGAATACATTATATCAGATGCTACTAAAATAGATTATACAAAGTTGTTAAAAGATATGCCTGCTACAATAGATTATTTACAAGTTGATATAGATCAAGAATGGTTGCCTGCATTTATAAAATCACAAGAGTTTAGTGTGATTACACACGAGACTGATGTTTTCACTGGTAACAATGCTGAACCTAGTAGACAATTTTATCAAGATCACGGATACTTGTTACTAGTAAAAAATGTTGCCGTAAGAGATAGTGATACAGATTGTTGGCAACCGTTTGAAGACTGGTATGTTAATCCCCGTACGGTTAGTCCTCAAATAATACAATGTCTAAAAGACACAAGCGATGAAATTAAACCTCCGCACACGGTTTTTGTAAAATGAATGATTTTACAAGCGTCATAAAAGATGCTATAATTAATTATAGTATGGAAACCAAAGACTACATATGTCAATACTGTGGCAAAGGCTATCGCAAGGAAAGTACCCTTGTGGCGCATCTGTGCGAGCCAAAGCG